CAAACAGCATCCCACCGACGCCCGATGGAAATCCGGCTGCCATTGCTCATACCTCCGGTGGTTGGTACAGCCGTGCCCGCACGGCTGCGTCCTTGGCTTCGAGTAGTTTGCGCAGCGCCACGCTACGCTCTGGATTGCGCGGGAGATTGGCGACCAGTTCGCGCGCCAGTTGACCGAACGGCGCGCTGACCTTGGCCAGATGTTCCGGCAAATGTTCGTAGGCGAAGAACTGCAAGATATCGGACGTCATGTGCCGCAGATGCCGTAGGTGCTGGCGGGCTTCTTCTCCGGGTTCCAGTCCGTGCGGCGGATCGACTTACCCTTGGGGTAGCTGCGGCCCGACCCGGTGGGGCCCGTGTTCCCGCCGCTCGATCCGCCGCCGGATGCTTTCATCGACGACCCCGAGGAGGTGCTCTCGACTTTGTTCTCAGACATGCTGTGCTCCTGTTCCCTGGCTAAACGAGTTGAACGACGGTGGCCGGGCCGGACCCGGCTGACGCGACTGGCCTCCCTGGGCCTGACTCCCGGCTGACGGTCCGGACGGCCCCCCTGGCGGTCCCTGGGGGCCGGGCGGACCGGCTTTGGGCTCCTCGCCGGGTTTCTCCTGCTCCTGCCCCGGCGGGCCCGGCGCGTGGGCACCAGCGGCCTGAGCGTGCGCCTGAACAGCCACGCCAGCGGCCTGGAGCCGCTTCTGGGCGTCCATCTGCGCCTGGAGTGTCTGATCGTCGGGCACGATGTCGTCCGGCAGCCCCATGCCCTCCGAGATCGCGCGCAGCAGCCGGGCACGCCCGATCTCGCCGATGATGGGCCCGTCGATGGGATTGGCGGTGATCTGCAGGAACTGTAGCTGGCGCTGGCGCTCGGTCTCTTTTTGCGCCGAAACCTTGCTGCCCAGCACCTGGATCTGCTCCTCGCCCGTGAGGAGGTCCGAGGTATCGGTCAGCATGATCATCTCATAGAGCGCCTCGATCAGCGGCTCCAGGATGTTGGTGTCGACGTTGGCCGCGACCGTCTGCAACACCTTCGCGGCGTTGTTCATCAACATGCCCAGGCCGGACGCCGTGCGCCCGGCACCTCCGGAGAGGCTTTCGCCGGTCAGATACCGGGGGATGGCCGACTGTTCGTCCGCCATCACGTTCATCGCGTTGATGACGCCGAGTAATTCCTGGGTGTTCGACGTTGGTTGGAAAAACGTAACCGGCTCGCGTTGATTGCCAAGGGGGTCGCCTTGCACATGCCAACGCTTCCACGGGTATAGCTCATCCCCGTTCTCGGTGGGGCTGATCATTTCGTCGTTGACGATGACCTGGGGCCCCGATGAGATCGACAGGTTGTTGACCAGCGCCCGGTACGCGGCGTTGGCGACCTCCTGGATGTCCTCCAGGATATCCGGCAGGGAGTGCCCGGCGACGGTGCCCGGCACCTTCTCGAAACTGGTGAGGAAGAACGGATGACGCTGACGCGGGGAGGGGTTGATCTGGGTCTTGATGGTCCACCGGCCCACGACCCAGGACTGGATCATGTATTCGCGGTCCGGATCGGGAACGAGCTTCGGACTTACGCCCTCATCGAGCAGCGTCTGGCCCTGTACATTGCCGTGAAACTCGATCCCCTCGATGTACTGGGACCGGTTCAGGGATGGGTCTTCCCGCCCCTCGTTGATGGCCTGTTCAGGATCAGGCGCGTCCAGCCACTCGCGTAGCCCGTGCGCGTAATCGGTGAGCGCGTTGCGCACCGCCGCCTCATCATAGCCCGGCACGCCCAGCAAATCGTTCAGATCCGCGCGTGTGTATCTCACACGTTGGATTATGGCCGCGTCGGACAGCGCCGAAGCGCCGGGGGACCAGTAAATATCGAACGGATTGACCCGTTCCCAGAACATCACCGGCTTGTTCTGAATACTTGGGCGTTTGTTCACCCAGGACAGCCGGGGCACCATGCGCACCACGGGACCCTTGAGGACGGCGTAGGGGAACAGGGGCAGATCCTGTAGAAATTCTCCCATGGCTTCGTAAAAACCGCCCGCCGAGAGGATGTCGTCCATCTTATCGGCGGCGGCGGTGGCCTGGGTCATGGCATTGCGACGGGCTGCCTGTTGCGCCGCGTGCAACAACCCCACGTAACGCATGTGAACCTGATTTTCCTCGACCGGTTGCCCGGCCATTTGCATGGTCTGGACCTCGGTGGCGATCAACTGGAGGATACTGGTGCGTATTTCCGGCGGTATGGGCGGGTCGGCCACGGGCCTGAGCGACCAGGGACGCTCCGGACCCATGTAAACGTCCCGGAGCAACGCTGTCGCCCCCCTGCTCTTGTTGGCGACGATGCGGGAATAGACCTCGGAGCCGCCGAACGCCTGGATCTGGGATAACTTACTGGCGTCGTACTTGCCCTCGAACATCCTTTGTGCCCGAAGGAGCCGCTCGTTGAGCGGATTATTGCCCTGGTTGCGGTGGTTGCGGAAAACAAACCACTGTTGCCTGATCCAGGACCCCAGATCCGGCGTCTCCAGACGTTTCGAACCGTTAACTTTGCGGGAATTTGCCTCCTGGTCGCGCCGGTCCAGCTGCGAGGGTGAGATAACGCGCAGGAACCCGCCGTTGTCACCCGCTGAGCGGGCCTGGGCGGGGTAAGAACTGGACGACAGACCGGCCTGGGCCACTGGCAATGGGTTTGCCCCCTCGTGTTATTTTCCATTAGCGTATAAATCCCCGGTATGACAACCACATAGGGTGCGTGACCCTGTTGGAGACCACAATGGATAGTGAGGACGGTCCGTTCAACGCCTGGGTCAGGAGCGAAAAACCCCTGATTGTATCTGAAACACCTGTTGAAATGACGGTGAGCACGGGCCCCGGTCCGGATCTGGACCTTACTCCCTTGGTAACCGAGCCGGACGACGAGGAACGGGCCGACCAGGAGGTCATCAACGGGGTTGTCGACGCCACGGCGGTCCTGGATCAGGTGCCCTCGTTCACTCCCCAGGTGCTCTACGCGTTCTGCACCGACGTGGCCCAGAACGTGGACACGTATGCCACCATCGCGATCCGCTATGGCTTCACCGACGTGGCGCAGATGGCGGATTTCCTGCGTGACCAGCACGTCATAAGGCGCAGGATCAAGGAATACCGGGCGATCTGGGAGAGCGACGAGAACGTCCAGGAGCGGATCAAAAAGCTATCCGGCCATGCCGTGCTGGCCGCGCTCCCCACCACGGCGCGGATCATGCTGGACCCGAACCAGCCCGCGCAAACCCGGCTGGATGCCGTCAAGCAGCACTCCATCATGGCCGGGTCCCAGGCAACGGGTAACGGCGCGGCTGCTCAGGGCGCGGGCGGACCCCAGGCGGCGAAATTCTCCATCCAGATCATGTTCGCCAATTCGGGCAAGACCGAAACGTTCACCACCATCAAGGCCGAACCCGTCGAGCCCGACGGGCGTGATATCGTCATCCCACCATAGGAGTGAAACGACATGCCGACATTACACGACAGCACGTTCGCGTACCTGAAACCGACCGACGCGCAACTGGAGGCGATGGAGCACGCGCGCACGGTTTTCCGTGCCACCGTCGAGGACCTGGACGCCCTGCTGCCCGCCGGACCGGATAAGACTTACGTGCTGCGCCAGTTACGCGACTGCGCCATGTGGGCGAACGTCGCGATCACACGCAACCTCGACGGGAGCCCACGCACATGAGCCCATTGATGCTGATCCTGGTCGTCCTGATCATCCTCCTCGTGCTGGGAGGAGGTTACGGCTACAGATCGGGTTTCGCCGGGGGCCCGTATTATGGTTATGGTTTCGGTATCGGCGGGGTGCTTCTCCTCGTCCTGCTCATATTGCTCCTCACCGGACGTTTATAACGGGGATGCCATGGCCCGTAACCGCGAACGGGGGGCGCAACGTAATAATTACGCCCTCGACCCGTTCCTGATGGCCCGCGTATGCCGCCGTCAGGCGGCTGAGCTACGGGTGGAAGCGGCGGCGGGACACGGGCGCATCGCGCTGCGCCGGGTGGAGGGCGAGCCCCAGCGGTATATATCGCTGGACGAAGCCGCCGCCAGCCTGGACGAACAGGCGGCGCGCTGGGAACTCGAAGCGCAGGGCGGTCCCAGGAACATGCGCGACCGCACCGAGATCGGACTGGAGTGATTTATGCTGGACATCGTGGGGGTTTATGCTAGACACCCTCATGTCCTATCCAGCTTACCGCACCCCCGAAGAAACCAAAGCCCGCCATCGCGACAGCAACAAACGCTGGTACGAAGCGAACAAAGATACAGAAGAATACAAGGAGAAACGCCGCGCGTGGCAACGTGCGAACAAGGATAAAACCCTGGCGGCGACCCTGAAATGGCAGTGCGCCAACCCAGAAAAAGCCCGCGCGATACGTGACGCGTGGTACGCCGCCAACCCGGAACGAAAGAAAGCCATACGGCGGCGCTGCGGTATCCGTACCTACGGCATCACGCCGGAACAGCACGCGCTCATGCTGACGGCCCAGGCCGGACGCTGCGCCATATGCCACAAACCTCCTGGTAAAAACCAGGAACTCGCCATAGACCACTGCCATATCGAAAACCATGTGCGTGGGTTACTGTGCACCAGCTGTAACAACGGCCTCGGACGGTTCAAGGATAGCCCAGACCTGTTGCGCGCGGCGGCGGACTACCTGGAGATGACCTTATGCCCGTAGTAAATCACGCGACCTTAGACTTACCACCGGCGTATAACGGGCCTGAAGATCCTAACCAGTTAATTTACGTGCCGCCCCCGACCGTCGAGAAGTTCATGATGGACGACCATCTGGTCCGGTTCATCGTCGGCCCCGTGGGCTCGGGCAAGTCGATGGGCTGCATCATGGAGTTGCTGCGCCGGGCACGGATGCAAAAACCCGACGGCAACGGACGGCGCTCCACGCGTTTCGCCCTTATCCGTAATACGATGCAGCAACTGCGCACCACTGTACTCAACGACGTAATGCAGTATCTAAATCCGATGATCCGGTATTTCGTCACCGACTCCACCATCCAGATCCGCGCCGATCTCGAAGACGGCACGTCGGTGCACTCCGACTGGGTGCTCATACCATTGGACACCAAGGAGGACGTGCGTAGGCTCCTCTCGATGCAGCTGACCGGCGCATGGGTGAACGAGATCCGCGAAGTGCCCTACGATATCGTCTCCGCGCTGATGGAGCGACTGGGCCGGTTCCCCTCCAAGATCAACGGCGGACCGACATGGTTCGGACTCATAGCCGACAGCAACCCGTGGGACGTCGACTCCCCCTATCACGAAGCTCTCGTGCTCAATCCGGATGTGAAATGGATATTATACCATCAGCCCAGTGGTCTTTCTCCCCAGGCCGAGAACCTGGAGAACCTGCCGCCGGGTTATTACGAGAACGCGATGTCCGGCTCGTCGGAAGAACGTATCGCTACCCAAATAAGATCCGAGTGGGGCACGTCCAACGCGGGTCAGGCGGTGTTCCGGCGTAGCTTCGACGCCAACACCCACGTCGTCGACATGGAAGCGGTGGTCAACCCGATACGGCCCATCCTGATCGCGATGGATTTCGGCCGTA